ACGCGAGAAGTTGATTCTTCTGCTCGGCGATGAGCATAGTCTTCAATTTCTAATTCTGGAATTGGCATATCTGGCTTAGCTTTTTTAGTTAAGCGCAGAAAGTCTTTGCGTGTGTTTGGATTTTCAGCCAATTGACGAGCAAGCAAAGCTAACTCATCACGGGCTTCTAAACTTAAATCTTCTAGTGACATATCTTATCCCCTTATCTAATTAGATAACTTTTTTGCCGCCGCTAGGTGGAACTAAAGTCATCTTGTTTTTTGGGCCAGTTTTACCAGCCGCATCAAGACCACCGAATTCTGAGAAGCGTGGTGTGTTTACGATTTGACCGTTTTGCTGATTGTTGTCAGTTGGGCGGCGTGGAGCGGCAGCGCCGCGTGGTTTAAATAAATCCATGATTTTTCCTTTACATAGGGGTTGGTGAAGGTGCAGCTGGAGGCATAGAGCCAGCCATGCCAGGTACAGCTGGCGCTTGTGCCATTGCCCTACCTTCAGGCGTTGCGCCACCAGCCTGTGGTAAGTTTTGTAGCAGATTGAGAATCTCAGACTGCTGCAATTCGTTTGTTTGATTTTTACGAGGGCCTAATAGACCAGAAAGTGATTTGATAACGCTTAAAATCTTTTGGCCTTCTTCAGAAGCGCTACCGAACATTGGTAGTGTTTGCTCAATTAAGTCCATTGCCATTCCGACATTGACCATTGCAGCTTCTTTTTTACCAGTTTTTGGTTCTGGCGTTGACATTGGAGATGCCATTGGAGGCACGCCTTCCTCTGACATACCCATTGGAGGCGTTGGAGGCGGAATATCAGAAGCGCCGCTTGCGCCGCCGCCTATTAATTCCATCAATCTATCTGAAGGTACAGCCATGACATCACCTTTTTAAGAATTAGTGCAATAAATAATACAATCAGTTTATGTTGTCAACATTATTGATAAAAAATTCTTATCAATCAAGTTAAATTTTTTTAGCGGCGAGTTTTACGGCCACGTTTTGAGCAAGTCATTACATTCTCCTACCTAGGTTACGATTACTTCTAGTTGTGGTCTGCGTAAAATTTCGCGGACTTTGCACCCTGTACTGAAGGCTTGCTGGCGCATCAGCACGGTTTAAATCTGTTTGTGTCATCAAGGGCTGGTCGGCTCTTGGTGCAATTTGCTGTTCCATTTTAAACCCCTTCTGGCGGTGCTTCACCACCTGGCATTGGCTCTGGCTGCATTGCCATTCTAGCTTCCTGCGCTTTGAGCCTGTCTAATAGCAATTGTTTCATTGGAGGCTCTAATAAGTCAATCAATGAAGCTCTGTCGATAGCTTGCGCTTTAAATAGATTAAATGCAAGGTCTCTTAAATCTTCAGTAAAGATTGGACTATTACTATGAGCATCAACCTTCACAACATAATCGTCTGTAAACTGTGCTGCAATAAATTTATTGCCATCATCATCTGTGAAGTGTTTATTATCGTACGCTTGCATTAGCTTCAAGTAAAGCGTTGCCACTTTTTCTAGTGCATCTTCAGTGATTAACGCACGTTTCTTCGCACGGCTAGAGCCTAAACGCGCCAATTGGCTTGCATGGCCTTGTGAGCGAACACCAGTTTCGCCACGGCCTGACAATACGTTTGAAATGCCTGACACTTCAGCGAACATAACGTCAATTTCACGAACTGAATCGTATAAATCGTTTGGAATATTTGGCGGCAAGCGGTCAACCTTGGCATTTGGCATATCTGAAGCCAATAAACCACCAGCGCGGTTCAATGCAAAGTTTTTCTCGTCCAAAATGCCAGTAAAGCCAGAGATAGCTGTTGGCGGATTAACTTGACGCTCAAGCAACTCTAAAATCTCTTCGATGCGCTTATTACGCATTTGTTGTAAAAATACTAGGCGTTGAACTTCTGATTGCCCCCAATAGTAATCGTATTGTGGGTCAGGACAAATTTGAACAAATGGCAACTCACCTTTAAGGAAAACGCTTTCACCTGGGCGGTCATAAATTAAAACTTGTGGTTCAGCAATGGTGACTACTTGGTAGTCCATTGTGTCATCATTCCACACCCACAATTCCTGCATCATAATCGTGTCTTCAGCTACGCGAGCCTTATAGCGATTGATACCCCCTAAATCTAAATTGACGTTACCGTACATTGTCGGGTCAATTTGAGAAGTCATAATGCGGTCAAGTCCTTCAGGAATTGCCGACTGTTCAGGATGTTGGTTTGCAGATACGCGTTTGATGATTGAATCGCGTTTTGGATGTGAGTACAAGCGAGCATAAAGCTCCGACCTTGTGATGTAGTAAGTTTGCATGATAGCTTCTTGGCGGTCTGTGTACTGCGCGTCTTCGCGCAATACGCCCATTGAAGCTGGCTCAACCATGTAAGGATGGATGCCGTCATTTACTACAAGCTTAATAAATGTTGAGTTATAAGCTAACGCCCAGTTAAGTGCTGTAGAAAACACTTGGTCAGCATTAGAGTTTTGCCACTCATCATGCAATGCTTTAACTAAAACTGGAATACGTTTTTGTTCCATTGGCGCAACAGAAGCACCAATCTCAATTGAGAAGCGAGTAGTTTCTGCGCTATACAGAAAGCTACTTAGCTGGTCAATGTGCGGATAAATTTTGTTGAAAATTGCAGGTGGGTCTGAAGCATCGTTACCAAACAAATACCAGGAGCGCAAAGAAGCATAGTCAGCTCGGCGCTCTTCATGCGAGACAGAACATTTGTACATTAAGTCTAAATAGAAGGCTTCGCGCTCATCTGGATTGGTAGGTATTCTCATTCTGATTTAACCTGTAAATTATCATGGTCTGCAATATAGCTGGCGGCTTTTGGCCCTGTCAAATTACCAGCTTCCTTCGGATTGATGCCTACAGCTTCACCGTGGATGGATTTTACAGCATTACCAGCCAAAATGCTTTGCATACTTAATCCGTTCATACCACCACCCCAGATAGCAGCATCGCCAGGACGCGCTTCGCGTTGTGGCTGATTTTGATTTGCAAAGAAGTCTGCTTTTTCTTTTTCAGCAGCCAATTCTTTAGCACTCATGCTATTGTTGCGGCTCAAATAACCTTCTTGATGTTCGCCTTCGCGTGTTGACTTCAAGTTAGTCATGCCAAAATCTTGTGCTAAGCCCTTCAAAGTGCTGTCCGTTTTCTTAGTACGTTCAGATTTTAATGAAGGTGCTTTCAAAAATACCTTAAAAACTTCAGCTTTGCAATCTTTCATCGGACACGCAGCACTTAGGCTCTCAAAATATCCGTGTTTTTCGCATTTGTAGTCATGTAAAACAGCCATGTTATCCCCTCAGTTGCTCATCTATATCTAATTCAGAATAATCGTAGCGATTTTTAAGCCCAATCTTGAGTTTTACTTCGCCGTTGACAAACTGAACACCTAATCCGCGCGATAAACGCGGTTTTGCTTCTTTCCTGTACTCTACAAAACGAGATTTGTCTCGATTTTGCATGACAGCTATTTCTCCATTGCGCCAAGCATTATAACCCTTAGAAACTCGGATTTGAATGTACTCGGTCATTGGATAAACTTCTTTCAAAAAGACGTTTTCTAATGAATCCTCATGCAATCCACATACGTCAGCAAACAATTTCACGCTAATTCCACGATTTGGGTCTAGCAAAAAGCGCTTAATTTGCCGAAAAAGCTCCTTTTTTGTCATTGTTTTGGTCATTTATACCCCGTAAACACCAATTCTCTTCAAATAGTCAGAAACATTGCGTCCGACTGCAATTTCCTCTGGAGTTGACGTTTCTTGCACTCTTGAGACGTTTTTTGTGATTTTTTGGGCTATTAGACGCGGTTGTACCTGTTCTGCGTACGCTGCGGCAGCTAAAGCAGTCGCAATTACGCGGTCATCCTTGTTTCTGCCGCTTGCCATGATGGATGAACCGTCTCGAACGATGGTTTTCATCTCTTCAATCAGGTCTGTAGAGTAAACATCTAACATTCCACGCTCAAAATAGTCCTTCATGTACGATAACATCCGCTCTTTGGTCGCTGCTGTGGTCAGCCAGCCAATAGAATTGGACATTCCGCCCAGTGTGTCGTTACGTCTCCAGATATAATTGCTCATTGAGCCGTACACATTCATCAAATCACGACCCATTGCACCGCCCATGTTGGCAGCCAAGCGTCTTAAATTGCGTAATTCATTGATAACAGCCTGTCCTGGGCCATTAACCTCAAGGTTAAGTGTGCTGTTTTTGTATGCGCCAGCAAGGTGAGCA